AAAAATTAAATAGAAATATTGCTGACGGAGAAATTGATAATTTTACATTTATAGCTGATGATCTTTCTTTAAATAATCCTACACCGAATATTGCTGGACAACAAATAGATGAATTAATTTCTAAAATAAAAGAGGGTAAAGAATTATCAGAAACTTTAGTTGGCCCTCAATCAGCACGAATGGCTGACTTAGCTGAAAATCAAACCGGTAGTCAAGCTTTAAGGTACATTGTTGGAAGAAGTCCCGGCGAACAAGCACAATATTTTAGAGCGGCTAATAAACATATAAACAAACTTGAAGAAGCGGGGAAAAAAAACGAAGCTGCAGAATTTAGTAAATTTAGAGATGGTGTAAGAGATTTAGTATTAGCTCGATTAATTGATAGAGGATCAGGTAATTCGGCAGATGCAGTATTTAATGTATTAGATCCTAGAAGATTAAGCAGATTATTAAGTGAAGAAGGTAGAATCTCTGGATACAGTCCAACCGATATGAATGAAATATTTGGCATAGAATTTGATAAAAAAATATTTGGTAAAGTTCCTAAAAATTTTCGTGAAGCTTTAAAATTGTTTGGCAAAGAGGCAGAATTAGTTTCTTCATTAGGTGGAGCTAAAAAAGACATAGGTGTAGGTTTGCAAGCAGCAACAGCTAAAGCTAATGCATCTCAAGGATTTTTATCAGGAAGCGCTAAACAAGCTTGGTCAGGTTTAAGTAAAATAGGAAGAGCTTTAGTTATGTCTAGAACAATTCAATCAAAATTTTATATGGACATTGCCACCAATCCTCCACAAAGTTTAGCACAAATGTCAAAACAAAGACAATTATTGCGTAGTGCTTTTATTCAAGCTTTAAATCAAGTTATAACAGAAGGCACTCAAGATGTGGGTGAAGAAATTGTTGAATCTGTAAGAGAAGATATAAAACCTCGTGTTGAAGAAGTTACAGAAAGAGTAACTGAATCTGTAAGACCAGAAACACAAGGTGGTCCAGAAGTAGAAAGAGATGAAAGAGCTGTAGAAATACAAACTCCTCGAATACCTATACCTTCTCCTCAAGAAATATCTTTACGCGGTCCAGCAATGGATTTATCTTCAGGTAATATAGAACGAGATATTGCACTTGGAGCTGCGGGAACGAATCCGACAACACAAGCACTATTAAGAGCAAGAGGCAGAGCATAATGGCAGAAAATAAAACAGGAATAGGTGGATTATATTCAGGCGGTTATGGCCCCTACATGACACGAACAGACGCTCAATTTGTTAGAAGACCAGCTCAGAATTTTATGACTGGTCAAAATCTTCAGAACCCTCCATTGGACATTTTTGATGTTACGATGAATCCCGATCAATTCTTTGGCGGTTCAGGAACTGGAACATTTAATCAACAATTTGAAGGAAGCGTACGACGTCCTGGATTAGGATCAGGTAATCCTAATTTAGGAGATCCAACCTTTGGTGGTGGGACCGTCCCAGGTGGCGGGGGAGCCGGGAACACCGGCGGGGGAGGATCTGGAGGTTCTGGAGGAGGCTCTGGCGGCGGCGGAGGTGACGGCGGAGGTGACGGCGGCGTCATCATAGGCCCCGGACCAGGCGGAGGTGGTGATGTTGATTTAGAATTACCCGTAGTTAAAGGGCCTGGGACTGGTGAACAAATATTAGGACTGTTGATTTCAGCTGGTTTGGGGGCTGTGATGCCAGGAGTTATTGACAAATTATCAAGTGGAATGGGTTTTGGTGATTTATCAACAGAAGAACAAATTAAAATTAATCAAGCTTTAAATCAAACTGGCTATGATATGAGCGCTAATTTAACGAATATTATTGATAGTAAAATAGATCCAATAATTGAAAACAATATTGAAACTAAATTTGAAGAAGATTTATATGATAATTTAGAGCCTGATGACGATATATTTGGAGCAGATGATAATTATACACGTTTAGATGACATGACAAATGCGGCCATAGATAGTATGTTGCAAGCAGAGGAAGATAATCTTGGTCCAACAGAAAAAGTAACTGTTTATGAATTAGATGATCCTACTTCTTTTACGGGTGATTTAACAAATTTAGCTGGAGACAGTGTAGAGTTTATTACAGGAACTGGTGCAGGCGTAGATAGACAAGGTAATGTTTATGTTGAAGAGGTAGAAACAACTGCTGACGCAAGTCAAGTAGAAGAAATGAATCAGTTAGAAGATGATCTTAAAGAAGCGGGTTATAGTGATAAAGATATTTTAAATATTCAAGGTAATGACACTCTTTATCAATCTTTATTAAGTAAGGTTATAGGTGTAGACGCTTTAGATTTTCTTATAGGCGGAGACAAAGGAAAAATACCAGTAGTAACAGATTATGAAGTTGAGAATTTTGTAAGTGGTGGTGACGAATTAGATGTAGGGACACCACAAGATAATGAAGATATTTTTAGTTTAGAAGAATCGTCTAGTGATGATTTTATGTCCGATGAAAATTTAATAATGGATGAAGCTGGTAATTTTTATAAGAAAAATTCTTTAGGAAAATTAGTAAAAATAACTCCGTCAATAGCATCCGGCATAACAACTCTTGGATTAGGTGATCCGTCTAATGTTAACGAAATAGTTAAAATATTGGATCCGTTAGAATTTACTGAGGCAGGCGCTTCAAATATAGCTGGTGAAGGAACTGGAATTTTTTATAATGATCCCGGTATGACGAAAGCAGAAAGCCTTATATCATCTCTGGGAGATTCCTCAAATTATACTTTAAATGAAGCGGGAAATTATGTAAATAAAACTACAGGAAATGCTATTTCTTCTGGGGAATATAATGATTTAATAGGAGCTGAAGAAACTTTAGATGCAGCTGATGAGGGCGGAGGTATATTTGATTTCCTCAGTAAAGGCGGCGGAGATGTAGCTGGTTATAAAGGCGGTTTAAATGTTGGAGAAGGAATATCTGTTGCTATATCAGCATTACAACTAGGTAAAGCTATTAAAGATGGAGATCCTGTAGGCATGGCATCCGGTACATTTGGAATTATGGCTACTTTAGCAGGTATTGGAGGATTACCTGGAATAGCAATAGGGATGGCTCCAGCACTTATAAGTATGTTATCTGGAGGCCCAGAACCTTATACAGTTGGAACTGAAGCTACCGTAAGAGATGATGGATATGTAGATATTAAACCTGTATATGACGGAGGTCGTGAAATTGATACAGTAAAAACATTGGTGGGATCTGCTGACAAAGTAAATAGCATTATCTTCCAAGCTAAATTAGAGGGAATAGATGTTGGTATAAATGATGAAGGAGCAAAAGCTATTTCTGATGCTACTACATTTACAAGTATGCCGGGAGGAAAAGAGAAAAGTGGTGTTGGATACGTCGGCCAACAAATTGAAGGGTTAGGCGGTTCAGATGCTGTTGCTACAAACGCTCTTATGAAAGCTATTGAAGTTGGTGGAGTAACTGGAGATGTTGAGGCTTTTTCAGAAATAGTAAATAGAGAAAAACCTGATGCATTTGATGAAGGCGGATGGGGTAAACTAAATAACCAAATAGATCTTATTAATAACGCTGTTGATAGTGGATTAATTCCAGACGCTACAAGAAATTATGGAAGACCAGATAATGTTGTTGGATATAGAAATCCAGATTTTGATAACTTATATGATGACGCTGGCACTCCAGATGATTTTAGTGATGATGACTTAATATTTGCACAACCATTCTCCAGCCAAGCATTATCTCAAGCACCTGGACTTCAAAATATTAGTTTAGGAAGTGACGAAGAAGTTGCTAAATTTAATGCAATGATTGAAGCTAACAGAAAAGCTGATGATATCACTGAAGTTATAGCAAACTTACAAGGCGCTGGTTATGATGGATTTGCCGATTACTTTGTTGATGAATTAGATAAAAGAAACGAAGGATCTATTTAAGACGGCGTAGATAAACCTATCGATTCAATACCAGTGACAGAAACCTCTTCATCTTCACCAAACTCATTATTCCATTGAAATTTAATTAATTGATTTAAAACAGATATTTGTGTCTTACCTGAATGCTTGGCCATAATTCTTAAACGAGCTAAATCCTCTGTATATATTCTAGCCGTGGAATAGTTTTTTTCTTTTTTGTTTTCTGCCATGTTACTCTCCTTAAAACAGTTTACATTATATATATATTGTATCAGTTTACAAGATTACAAAAAAAATATTTTTTTTTACTTGTATTACAAATGTAAACGATATATAAAAATCAAAACGGTGAAAAAAATCGCCAACTTATTAACTACTTATAAAGGATTAAAAAATGCCAAAAAATTGCAACAAGTTTAGTAAACTAAAAATTAACGAACTGTCAGAACAAGAGGTTGTGGAAAATCTTTTCCTTCTTACTCAACAACAAAGAGAAGATAGAGATACTGCCTCTAAACTCAGGAGTGCCTTAAATAGATATGATGGGCAACGCTTGATGGCACGGCTGCAAGACGATGGAGTGGATACCGGAACGAGAACCTTCGATCACGTTGATGGTTTCAAAGTTGAAGCCTCACTCACTCCAAAAGTACAATGGGATCAAGAACTGCTTTCTAAAGCATTAGATGATCTACAGCAGAAACACGGAAGTGATGCTGCTAAACATTACGCTGATGTAAAATTAAGTGTGAGCGAACGCAATTATAAACACGCTCCTCCTGAGATTAAAACTTTACTTCAAAAAGCACGAACAGTTGTAGTGCCTGATGAAGCGTCTTTTAAAATCACTGAAAACAAGGGAGAATAACATGGAAATAATTTCAGCTAATGAAAGATTAAATGCCGATTATGGTGCCAAAGTAATGTTACTTGGCGAACCCGGTATTGGTAAAACAACACAGCTACTATCATTAAATCAAGAAAGAACATTGTTCTTAAATATTGAATCTGGTGATTTATCTGTTCGTAACTTTAAAGGGAAAACTTTAGAGCCAAGAGATTGGCAAGACTGTAAAGATATTGCAGTCTTATTAGGCGGACCAGATCCAGCTGTTACGGTATCAACCGGAAGTTACAGTCAAGATCATTATAAGAGAGTGGCTGCGAAATACCCAGATTTTGCAAAAGAAATTCAGGATGGTAATTTATATGATACTTTATTCGTAGACTCTATCAGTGTAGCATCTCGATTATGTTATAAATGGGCAGAGCAACAACCGGACGCTCAAACAAAAGGTGGCACTATAAACACTATGAAAGTTTATGGGCATCTAAGAGTTGAGTTAGTGACTTGGTGTACTCATTTACAACATATAAAAAACAAGAATGTAATTTTTGTAGGCATTCTTGATAAGAAAAAAGATGAGGCGGACAGAGACTATTATGAAATACAATTAGATGGTTCTGCGCGTAACATCATTCCGGGTATTGTTGATGAACAATTATGTTACATCACGATACCTGATCCTAACCAAGATCCAAATCAACCTAAAAAAATGATAAGAAAATTTGTCTGTAACAGAGACAACATTTGGGATCTACCAGCTAAAGATCGTTCTGGTAAATTAGAGCTTGTAGAAGAGGCTCATTTAGGCAATGTGCTAGTAAAAATAACAGATAATAAACAATATACAAATCAGGAGAAATAATATGAATATGAATTTATCAGAAGTAAATACTCAAACAACCGCAACTACAAACGAAAGGGTTTTAATAGCGGATAAAACTATAGTACCCGTAAAATTAACATTACAAGATCCAAGTAAAAATGTTGATGAAGCTGGCTCGCCCCGAAAACCTGAGCAAATTGTTCCGAATAATCCTTATGAACATTATTCCTCTCAACAAACAGGCGATAACAGAACTCGATATTTAAGAGCAAGATTTGATGTAATTGCCGGACCAAATGAAGGATCTAGTTTTTGGCAAAACTTTACTGTCTTTCATGCAGATCCTAATAACATAAGTTTAGATATAACAAGAGAAAATTTAAGAGCTTTTGTATGTTCTAATCATAATATTTCTTGGAAAGATGATTCACCTGAAGCTGGTAAATTATTTAATCAAGTGGGTAATGGATGGGATTTTTTAAACGGACTTCATGCTGTTGTAAAAGTTAAACTACAGCCGGGAAATTTAAAAAATGATGGTTCTGGTGATAAGTGGCCTGATAGTAATGAGATATCTTACATACATGCTTTAGATAGAGGTACGGATATTTATTATCAATATTCTCAGGCTTTTGGCATTATGCAAGGTCAAGCTGCTCCGGCACCTCAACCAGCACAACAGCCGGTTCAAGAGCAAGTAACACAAAATGTTCCTCCAGCTCAACCAGCTCAACCAACATCAGATAAACCTGATTGGATGAACCCATAGGAACAATTATGGAATTAAGTAAAAATATACTTACTAAAATAGGTACTGTAATAAAACTTAGTGAAGAAATTCATAATGAATTACTAGAATATAATGAAAACAATCCGAAACACTTTAAAGAAAGCAGAGGTAGAAAAAAGTTTAGTGCTAAAGCCGATCTAATTTTACAATTAAAATCTGAAGGCAATTTAACTAATGCTCAAATTGGTAAGGAAGTAAATTGTTCCAATCAATATGTATCTCAAATCATACGCAGATCTGCGAATGGTACAAAGTAAGTTTCGCAAGAACTCTAAGGGGGGCGCTCCAGGTTATGTTGACAATCTTAACATTAAAGCCTCCCTTAGAAACCTAAACATAACAAGCACGGGATTAAGGAGTTGCTCCTCGTGTCATAGCATAGGACATCATGGTTTTGGTAAATCAGATGTTTTTAACAAAGATATGAAATGGTTTTGTTGTCCTATGTGTCTCGCAAAAGAAGGAGTGAAAATGAAATATAATTGGAGGGATAGAGAGCCTGATTTCGCAACAGTCGATATGGGCCATTTACCAGATGCATTAAAAGAATGCTTATCTGAAGTTTTTAAATTTTTAGAAGAAAAAAATTTTTTAAAAAAAACATTACATGAATTTAGTAAGGAAGAAATATTTGATTTAATTTATAATTTACATATGATTTTTAAATCTAAAGAGCCAGAGGCTTTTATAACTTTTCATAAAGATGTTATTGATGATTGGTTTGTTAAAAAATATGAGAAACCTTTTACCAAAGAAGAAGAAGAAAAAATAGATGATGTGGAATTTGATGATCCAATACCATTTTAGGAGCTTTAAATGTGGAATCTTTCAACCGTCCCAAATGAGGGAGATGTTTCTGATCGTATTAACCCATATGTTAATCACGCATTAGAATTAAAAAACAAAGACGAACCGATACGAGGGTACATAGGCGGTTCTAATATAGGAACAGCATGTACACGAAAATTACAATATCATCTCGAAGGACAACCTAGAGATGAAAACAATCCTTTAAAAGGAAATACATTACGAATTTTTCAAGCCGGGCATACTTATGAAGAAATGCTTACCTTATGGCTTAGGAATGGCGGCTTTGATTTAAGAACGCATGATAGAAAAGGCAGACAATTTTCTTTTGATACCGCAGAAGGAAACATAAAAGGTCATGTTGATGGAATTGTTGCCGGCGGACCTTTAGGAATTAAATATCCCATGTTATGGGAGTGTAAGAGTGCTAACGATAAAAATTTTAAATCGTTTCAACGCAAAGGTGTAGCACGACATAATATTTTATATCATTCACAAATTGTTGTTTATCAATACTATATGAACTTGATGGAACACCCGGCTTTATTTTCCGTGGTAAATAAAAACACGCAAGAATTGTATCATGAGTTAGTGCCTTTTGATTCTAAACTTGCACAAGAATGTATTGACAAGGCTGTGTTAGTAATAAAAGCGACAAAAGTAAAAGAGAGACTTCCCCGTATTGCATTTGAGAGGGATCACTTTTCTTGTAGGTTCTGTGATTTTCAAACGCATTGTTGGGAGACGGAAAGTGAACTTTGATCTACGACATGTAAAGACAACTGCTGAAGCCCCGCCTCAACAAGACTTTGATTTAGATAGATTTAAATCTCAATGTCAGTCGAGATTACCTCATATACTTCAACATCTACTACCTAATGGTAAAATTAAGGGAGAAGAGTTTGTATGCGGTGATTTATATGGTAGCCCCGGAGATTCTTGTTCGTTTAGTTTAAATAAAAACACGCCTGGCTTAGGCGGAGAGTTTAACGGCGGCAAAATGTTCGGAGACTTCATAGATCTATGGCAACATGTAAAGAATTGTGATTTCCAAGATGCGGTAAAAGATATTGGAGATTACATAAGTGTACAGACATC